ATGCCGCATGTGGCGCGTGCCCTCCTTGGTGAACCGAATAAAGCACTTTCCAGCAGGACCGAGTGGCGGTTTGGTTCAAGAGGCAGTCTGTCAGTCGATCTGTCAAAAGGCGCTTGGTATGATAACGAGGCCGGAGAAGGTGGCGGTGCCATTGATCTGGTTATGCGTCATCAGAACGTGCCTAAGGCGGAAGCCGTTAAATGGCTGCAAGACCACGGACACATTGAACGCCCGGAAAAGTCCCCCTCCTCAGATGTGAGGAGGCCAACATTAGACGCTAAGCGATGTGCAAATCCCCACATCGTTCAGACTTACGATTATGTGACCGCGGGTGGTGAACTGCTGTTTCAGGTCTGCCGGATGGACCCGAAAGACTTCAGGCAACGTAAGCCGGTGGCTGGCGGGGGGTGGTCATGGTCAACCAAAGGTTTGCCGCGGCTTCTGTATCGTTTGCCAGTTGTCATTCGGGCCGTATCTGCCGGAGAAGTCGTCTACGTTGCTGAAGGCGAGAAAGGCGTTCATGCGCTTGAGAGTATTGGCTTGGTTGGGACTTGTTCTCCTGGAGGAGCAAATAAGTGGCGGCCTGAATATGGCAATGCCTTGCGGGGGGCTGATGTTGTCATTCTGCCGGACAATGATGAACCAGGTAAAAAGCATGCAAAGTCTGTTGCTACAGCTCTCTCTGGCATTGCTCGACGCATTCGCGTTTTGGAATTGCCAAGGCTTCCACATAAAGGTGATGTAGCAGATTGGGTTGCTAAAGGCGGCACGGCTCAGGATCTGGGGCGTTTAGCTGATGGCCTGCTGTCTGTGTCTGGTAATCGTAAGGCAGATGATGTTGATCTGACCGCATTCCCACCAACGGAAGATGGTATTGCCCTGGCATTTGAGGCTCGGTTCAAGGATCAGCTCCGGTTTGATCACAATGCCGGCTCTTGGTTCGAGTGGACGGATTCGCATTGGAAACGGGAAGAAACGCAACTGGCCTTCCATTGGTGCCGAACTATCGCACGTGAACTAGTGGCTGTTCATGATGATGCGAAGGCGGCTGTGACAATGGCGCGCGCAGGATCAGCTAGAGGTGTTGAGGCTCTTGCCCGATCTGCACGCGCCTTTGCGGTAACATCCGCAGTCTGGGACACAGAACCGTTCTTGCTTGGCACGCCGGACGGAACTGTGGATCTGCGCACGGGTCAGTTAAAGCCAGCGCGGCAGGAACAATACGTAACACGTCTGACGTCTGTAGTACCAGCAGAAACGCCTGAATGTCCTTTGTGGGAACAGTTTTTGTGGGAAGCAACCGGCAATGATTTGGAAAGTATCCGTTTTCTTCGCGCATGGTGCGGCTATTGCCTGACGGGCGATACACGTGAACACGCACTGGCGTTCATCTATGGCCCTGGTGGGAATGGCAAGTCAGTCTTCCTGAATACCGTTGCCGCTCTGCTGGGTGATTACGCCAGCACAGCAGCGATGGAGACGTTCACAACGTCCGGCGTCGATAAGCACAGTACTGATCTGGCAATGCTTCGTGGTGCGCGGCTGGTTACGGCATCTGAAACTGAGGAGGGTAGGCCGTGGGCTGAGGCACGAATAAAGCAGTTAACGGGCGGAGATCCTGTCACAGCACGGTTCATGAGGCAGGATTTCTTCACCTACAAGCCACACTTCAAGCTGATGATTGTTGGCAACCATATGCCCATTCTGCATTCTGTAGATGATGCTTTGAGAAGGCGGTTTAACATCATCGGCTTCACGCATAAGCCGCAAGCTCCTGATCCCATGCTTGAAGAAAAGTTGCGGGCTGAGCAGCCAGCCATCCTGCGTTGGATGATTGATGGATGCTTGGACTGGCAGATGAACGGCTTGGTGCGTCCGCAGGCGGTGCTTAAAGCTACGGCAGAGTATTTCGCAGAGCAGGACGTGTTGGGTCAGTTTCTGGAAGCGCGTTGTATTGTGTCACCAGAGCGCGAAGAGGTCAGCACGCCGTTATTTGCAGCGTGGGTCGAGTTTGCATGCGCTTCTGGTGAAAAAGCAGGCACCGAAAAGCAGTTCGGTGCATCGCTGCAAAAGCGCGGTTTTCTGCGGATGCGGAACCCAAAAGGGACGCGTGATAAGCGTGGCTTTAAAGGTCTGGAACTAAAGCCGATGCAATGGCTGGAGCAGGCGCGATGAGTAAAATTTCGTCCAGTCTTGTGTCACGTGTGTCATGTGTGTCGCGAAAAAAGTATTACGCCCCACACGTGCGCGCGTGTGTGGAACATAATAGTAATTTTCTGACACAAGTGACACACGTGACACACACAGATGAACTGGAAGCAATCCACGTTGCGAAGTCTGAGGCGGTGGGAAGGCTACGCGATTTGATTCGCAGAATTCGCCTGGAAAGGGGGAGGGTGAGCAACGAAATTCCAATGGGCACCGTAACCGCATCAGGGTCACGCACGGATTTTTGGGCAAACTTGAAAAAAATCAAAGAATCAAAAACTTAACAAAATGCCCATTTCATTCATTTTATGCATGAAAAATCGGATTTTTTAATGAACGCCCTGACTTTCGTGCCTTTTCTCTGGTTAAGCTTCGGGAAAATCTCCCATGGGCCTCTGCAGAACTGCAGACCCCTCCTCAAATGTAAGGGAGCGTTACCGGAAAACCGGTATCACTCTAAACTGTGCACATCTGCATATTTCCAGATTGACAGCAGACTCCGCCTTTGGCAGATTCAGCAGCGGAGCGTAGAAACTCCTGACCAGCTACAGCGGGCACTGCACGAAAGCAGCAATCCGCACAAAGAATTCGCTCCGGGGGCGGTAAGGGAATGTCCAGAGGGCAACCTTAAAGCCTCACCGGCCTGACTGTAGCCAGGTTTTCTACCCCCCGGAGTCTGTGCGGCGTAGAAACCGTGCTGGCTCTGGCAATCTTGCTACAGGAGCCGCACGCATGCGCTCAATAAATCGCCGTGACGCTTTCACCGCACTTGGAGCCACCGCGCTGGCAGGCATCGCCGCCGCCGGTTTGGCTAAGCCTGAAACCCTGACCGCCGCGCCTAAAGCGAAACCGTTTCTCACATCTGAGCAACGGCTTATGGCGCTGTGTGACGAATTTATCCGTCTGGAAGTTCAGGTCGATGCAATCCATGCGCAGCTCGAAACATTCGAGCAGGAACAGGCGGTAGAGCCGCAGTTGTCGGTTCTCTATCAGCAGGAAAAAAACGTATTCGATCAGATTAACGCGATAAAAGCCACGACACTGGAAGGGTTTATCGCAAAGGCCCGCGCTTTTGCTGCATGGGATAGAGGCGAATATCTCTCCAAAGATGGCGGAAACTGGGACATCGCGATGCTTGGTCAGTTGATACAGGAACTGATTTCGCTCGGCCCGAAAGACAGCGTCACGCGTCTTTGTCCGACACTGGCTTCTGATGGACACAAAGAATCCTCATCGTTGGCAGCATAAACCTCTGGACTAAAAACCAAAGGATATATAACCTAAGGATTGTTGACCTTAGGTTCCCTTTTAATTTTGTCTGGAGCGACTAATGCCCAATCTTCCGAAAACCATTCCGCCGGTTTCCTTGGCGGTTGCTGCGGTAATTTTACGCGATACACCCGCATACCTTAACGATCTTATTGCAAAGGAGATTTATCCATGTGCCCCTCATACAACCGCTGGAAAGCGGCGTGTATTGGATGAGGTGGATGTGCTTGGGCTCCGGGTGTTTTCTCATCTGGCGGGATCAAATACCTGTTCCAATCAGCGTGAAGCTGGGAAAATGGCCTGCTCAGTCGTGCATTGGATGCGCAGACCGATGCCAGCAGGTAGTGCGCTGCATCGTGTGGTATTTCCGACCAATTGGAGCTATCCGCACGGCGTTCCTGTTTATAAAGCTGAGGACGGAACACTTGTTGGTTGCGATGGTGAACCTCCCAAAGAAGAAGAAGCATATGAAGGTCGGTCCGCTACAACAGTATATGTTTCTCTGAGCTTGAAAGATATTCGCTGCATTTTCCGTGAAAAAATCGAAGATGGGACGCTTTTTATACCATCAGTAGATGTTGTTAAGGTTAGCGATGCCTCTGGATCGGAGGCTGAATAATGACCTCCTCAACAGAACGCACCCTGTCAGCAGTGATGGCTGATCTGGAAGCCATCAAAGGTAAATCTGGTCCAGACATTGACCGGCGTTGGGTAGAGCTGGCAGCCGAAGCGGATGCGCTAAATGCTCGTGAAAATCGGCAATCTTTCCTGGATAATCTGGCGCGCACCGCGCCTGGCACTCCGCTTTCGGGTGACGAAAAATACCACGAAGCCCGCAACAGTTTCACGATTGTGGATGCTGTTCGGGCTCAAATGCCAGGTGTCACTGATATTCGCTCCGGGCGTGCGAAGGAAATGGCTGCTGAGATCGAGCGTCGCACCGGGCAGAAGCCGCAGCAGGGCGGCATTCTCGTTGATCTCACGCCAGCAACTGAGACACGCGCTACCATGACTACGGGGGTGCAAGGAACTGCTGGTGAGGCCGCGGCCCTTATTCCTACACAGCAGCGACCAGACCAGTTTGTCAGTCTTCTCCGTGCGCGCCTTATTACGCAGGCGCTTGGTGCATCAGTGCTGGATGGTCTTACGGGCAACGTGGGTATTCCTAGGCAAATTGGCACAGCGGCGGCTGCATGGGTAGGAGAGAACCAGCCTCTGCCTTCTGGAAATGGCACGTATGATGGCCTGCTTTTGTCGCCCAAGACTTGCGGCTCAATTGCTGAATTGTCTCGCAACACAGTGATGCAGACTAGCCCATCTGCGCAGCAGCTCGTGCAGAGTGATTTGCTCGCGGTTATGGCAGAGGCACTGGATGCAGCTGCTCTTGTGGGGGATGGCGCGAACTTCACGCCCAAAGGTGTCATTCCGCAGGCTAGTGTTACAACGCAATACACAGCAGGCAGCCTGACATGGCCAGAAATTCTGGCGCGCTTTACGGATCTGGAAACGGCCAATGCTGTTCCAAATGGCTGGGCAGTTGGCGCTGGTGTTCGCGCTATGCTGATGGCAACGCCAAAGGCGGCATCCGTTGGGTCCGGTTTCATCATGGAAGATGGCACGTTGGCCGGATTGCCTGCGCAATGGAGCACCAACGTTCCTGCTGGAAACTTGGTTTTGGGTGATTGGAGCAATCTCTTGGTTGGCCTTTGGGGTGTGGCGGAAATTCTCGTTAATCCCTACGCATCTGATGCATATCAGCGGGGGAATATCCAAATTCGCGTAATCCAGTCGGCTGATGTGGCAGTCCGCCGTCCGCAGGCGTTTACGGTCTTGACGCCCAAAGCGGCAAGCGGAGGCTGATTCATGATGCGCGGGAGATTGGAAACGCGGTTTTCGGCGGGCATAATGCCTGCCGGAAATGGCCTCACGCTCAAGGGGCTGGCGGTGCCTTATGGAAAGCCCGCGCAGATTGGCTCCTTTTCTGAGCGCTTTGCGCCTCACTCATTGCGTTCAGCCTGCCAGGGGCAAGATATCTTGGCCTTGCAGGATCATGACATGAGTAAACTTCTGGGTCGCACGAGGTCTGGCACCTTTGCTCTGCATGACCAGGCTGACGGCCTGCATTTTACTTTGACACTGCCAGACACGGAACGCGGGCGGGATGTTTATGCCCTCGCGCAGCGTGGTGATCTTGGCGGTGTAAGCATTGGTTTTTCGGATGCTGTTGATGAATGGCAGGGCCGGGAAATCAGAACCATTCATAGTGCGCGGCTGCATGAAGTCAGCATTATTTCCGGCCATCCTGCCTATGGCGAAACCTATGTGGAACCCCGTAGCCGTCCGCAGGAAGGTGTGGCGGATATACAAACACAGCGCGCGCGAGAGCTGGAAATATTGAGGTTGCGGTGCGGATTTTAACAAAAAATACAGCGCAGCCAAGAACACGGATTGAACCGGTCCTTGTGCATGAGCGGCGTGCGTCTCCCGGATGGTACGCTGATGGCTGGGGCGCTCCTGGTCTAAATCTTGGTGGTAGTTTGGCTGCACACGCTCCCGTCCCGGCATGGCTCTCAGAAAGTCTGAGTGCAGTTACTGCATGTCTGGAAATTACGACATCCGCCATTGCCAGCCTTCCGGTCTCTATAACCATGGAAACAGAAAATGGCTGGCAGGCTTCGCCTTCCACATTGCCTGCCGTAAAACTGATTGCTCGTCCCAATGCATGGCAAAGTTGGCCAGCGTTCTGCACGCAGGCGGTTGCTGAATTGCAGATGCAGGGCAATTTTCTCTCCTGGGTCCAGCGTGATGGCCGTGGTGCACCGCTTAACCTGGTGCCGGTTCCCTGGGCATGGGTGAGTCCGCAGGTGGTCAGTGCCGGTGGAGAAATTCGCCTGGTCTATGACATCACAACCGCTACGCCAGAAACACGCCTTCTTGGTCTTCCTCCGCGCCTGCTTGATACGGAAGTGCTGCATGTGAGGGCACGATCTGACAACGGGCTGGTAGGGCGTAGCGTGCTTTCTCGCGCCTCTGGTGTTGTTCGTGAAAGCCTTGAGATGGCAAAAGTTGCGGACGGAAACTGGAAAAATGGCATGCGTCCGTCAGGAATCATTACAAGTCCAGATTGGTTGTCGGACGAACAATCTATTCGAGCTAGGGAGATAATTGGAGATTATGTTGGTGCTGTAAATGCAGGTCGGGTCCCGTTGCTTGAAGGTGGTTGGAAGTTTGAGCAGACTTCACTCAATAGCGTTGATGCGGAATTCCTGAGCAGTCGCCAGTTCGGTGTGGCGGAAATATGCCGGTTGTTTCGCGTGCCTGAACCGCTTGTGCAACTCGGGCAACGGCTTCCGGCTGATATGCAGCCTTATATGGCCATATTCGCCCAGCTTGCTTTGGCACCAATAGTGGCAGTCCTGGAAGCTGAGTTTGATGAATCCGTTCTGCCGTCCGGGTATCATTTGCAGATTGATATGGGCGGGCTGTTGCGGGGGAATTATAGCGCCGTTGCGGCTGCTAACTGTGCCCAAGTGCAATCCGGCATCATGACGCCGAATGAAGCCCGGCAAGCTGTTGGTCTGCCTGCTCATGACAATGGAGACGATCTGCGCGCTTCAAATGCCACGCAACCGTCTGGCGTAGGGGCTGCTCCGAATTGGCCTGCTGACGCACCTGGTATGCCTTCGCTTGCACTAAAGCCCGGCCATACGGGTGATGGCTTACCTGCGCCGGGAACACACCAGAATAAGGGGGCTCAGTAATGAATTACGATGCGCTGCCACCTGGGCTTCTGCCGATCTTTTTAAGGCGTGATGCAGCAGCTGCTTTTTTCGCAGTTGGAACAACTATTTTTGATAAAATGGTACAGCAAGGTTTGGCTCCGCGTCCCGTACGTTTCGGCTCGATTTCTCTTTGGTTTCGTCCGGCTTTGGTGGCGGCCGCTGCAAAAATGACAGGCACTGAACTGCATTATTCCGCAGAAACGGAAATGCAGGATGCGCCGAATGAGTGGGATGCGGTTGTAAGAAAGTGATGCAGGTGAAACGGCGCTATAAATACGTGTCAGAGGACACAGACAGGCACGGGAATGTGCGGGTGTATCTGCGCCGTCCGGGGTTTCGCAAGGTGCGGTTGCATCAGATGCCAGGAACACCGGAATTCGATGAAGAATATCGCAAGGCCATGGCCGGTGAGATCCTGCCAGCACCAGCGAAAGAAATCATTATTCCGGGCAGCTTCCGGGATCTGTGCGTTCGCTATTACGGCTCCGGGACATTCACCAGACTGGACGCACGCACTCAGTATGTGCGGCGTGGTGTGCTGGACGGATTGTGTGAGCGGTGCGGGTCGTTTCTCGTCGCCACCATCCAGCCCAGACATGTGCTCGGTCTGCGCGACTCCAAAGAGGGCAGGCCAGAAGCTGGGAACGGTATTCTGAAGGCTCTGCGTCAGCTCTTCGCCTACGGTGTGCAGGTCGGAGCCTTGAACAAGAATCCAGCGGCGGACGTGTCTTACATTCCGCCATCAGGAACGGGCTTTCATAGCTGGACGCCTGAAGAAATTCATCAGTTTGAATCGGTGCATCCTGTGGGGTCGCCGGCACGGCTGGCTCTCGCTCTGCTGCTCTATACAGGCCAGCGGCGAAGTGACGTGGTGCGGTTCGGACTGAAGGATGTGAGAGACGGCTTTCTGACCTTCACACAGGTGAAGAACGGCAAGAAAAAGCCTGTCACTCTGACGCTGCCAGTGTTCCCGGAACTACAGCGCATTATTGAGGCCACGCCGGGTGCGATGGAAGGCACGGCCTTCATCCAGAATGCCTATGGCAAGCCCTACACCCCGGAGAGCTTTGGCAACCGATTCCGTGAATGGTGCAATGATGCAGGCTTGCCGCATTGCGCATCACACGGGCTGCGGAAGGCTGCTGCTGTCCGTCTGGCCGAAATTGGATGCACAGCCCATGAGATCGCGGCTGTCACGGGTCATCGGTCATTGAAAGAGGTTCAACGCTACACGCTGGCGGCTGATCAGAAGCGGCTGGCGGCAAGTGCGTTTGCACGCATGCACGGACACCAAATGTCCCACAATGACGTGAAAAACCCTGCGTGGGACGAAAAGCGCCCAAAAATCATTGATATTAAAGGGGGAAGAAATGAGATGGTGCCCAAGACCGGGATCGAACCAGTGACACTGCGATTTTCAGTCGCATGCTCTACCAACTGA